TCGTTACCATCTGCATCTTGGTCTGAAGGATTGTAATAAAACTTTTCTCTAGTTACAGATATTGGATATACTATCTGAGAAACACCTGCATCAGAATCATACAGAGATGTGCCTGTTGTATTGACTAAAGAGTTGCCCCAAGAATTAAATAATGTATTATTTGTTGAATTAGTATAAGTAAAGGTATGATTTAATTTAGCATCATAAGTGCCATTCTCATTTTTGAAAGCATCTCTTAGCTTCTGCGTTCCTATTGTACTAAATAAAGATGCTGAAGTAGACATTATAACAACTTCATACATTTGAGCTTTTTTAAATACAGATTTTAATTGTAAAGCACCTTCAAATTGAGGTATTGTGCCAACATACAATACAGCATCAAACTTTGTTCTACTACTAAAAACTAAAGTTTCTAAATTAACATTATACCAATTTTGAAAGAACTGATTATTGTTTTCTGTGAATGGTAGCTTAAACGTTTGACTATAACTACCTTTTCTAGTTTCAGGATTTTTAACGTCTGAGAATTTATAGTTTATAGAAACATTAGGAGCTTCTTGTAAATCTAAATTAAAAGCTGTAGTAGATGATGCACTACTTGTAGCTTTACGATATGCAACTAATCTTACATTCATTACGAGTTTGTATTTATAGGATTTGCGTATTCTATATTAATAGTGTATTGTATTAAGTTGTCATTAGCTACAGTCTTTTTTACAAAACTAGAGTCTGTAATCATTACAGGTACAGTATAAACTGTGTCTGCATTTTCTACTATATTAACATTTGTAGACATTATAAGGTTCTCTAATAATACTGCATCTGCTTCTGTGATCCAATCTGTATTTAATGTTTCTTTTAATATAGCTGTTGTTTGCCTAGTTGTTTTACCTCTTTTAAAATTATCATAACTATAAAGATCATTGCTAAAGTTACCAAGCATTGAACTGTAATTATCTCTTTTTACTTCTAAGGTTTGAGTTGACTTCTTTTTAAAATTAAAGTAGTCATAACAACCTAAACTATTACGCCATGCTAAACGCCTTACTTTAAACCCTTTACAGCTACCATCTTGATTAATAAAATAATAAAGATCTGATTTAGTTGTTGTTGCATTTGAATCATAAGCCTGTATTGTGTAAAACGCCCAATTAGAAAAACCTGATGGTCTTGCTTCTGTATTCCTAGATTGTGCTTCTAAATTAGCTGGACCACAACCAAAATATATTAATCTTTCAGGATTAGTATTTACTTCTGTATCAGGGTTTGCACCTCCATTTGCATTAGTATTAGATATGTATTCAATAGCAGTGCCACCAGGAGAATTAATTACGTTACCTGAAGAATCATAAAATTTAATGCCTATAAAGTACGCATCACTGTCTAAGTCTGTTACACCATTTAAAAAGCCTATTGTGTGATAGTCTGTAGATTGTATATAGTTCAACCTACCTGTTGAACCACTAACGGCTAAATCAAAACCTTGCTCTTGTACATCACTTAAAAACAATTTTGCAGAACCACTTAATGAATAAGAAGAAAACGCTGTATCTTGAAAGTCTGCAGTACCTCTAGCTGTGTTTAAATCTAAAGATGCTGAGATATAAAACTTAGTATCGTTTACTGTAGGAGTTGTAAACTCTGCAGGTGATGATGTTACACTTGTACTATATTGTTGATATGCTTTTACAAATATAGTTTTAAGCTGATTATTGTTTTGACTAAAAGGTAGCGTTGCTGTGTTTGATCCTATAGTATGTATTGACTTAGTAGAAGTTCCAACATCTGCAATAGTATCTTCTAATTGAGAATTAACAATATCTCTAAGATCAAAAAAAGCTCTAGCATCATTATTAGTAATGTCATCAGCAAAGCCATTTCTACGCTGTTTAATCTTAGCAATTAGTGTTCCTGAAGCATCATCTAACCTAACCTCTAAAATGAGCTTAAAATAGAATAAACCACTTATGTCATCTTGATAAACCATGTAACCAATCATGGGTGTCCAATTAGTTATTACAGGTGATTTAGTAGAATCTCCTATTGGTTCTTGTACAAACGATATACTTCCTATTGCCATGTTATTTTTCTTTTACTATTATTTCTATATTTATATCTTTTAACATTATGTCTAATTCACTTTCTAAGTCTTTACTAAATGCTGTAGCAATTACATTTTCGTCTACTTCTTCTTTAAAAGGTTTGCTAAAAAACTGAGTTCTTTCTAAACCCCTTTGTGCTATTGCCCTACCTATTACAAATGAAGCACTTTCTATATTTGCTTTTGTCTTAGCTAAAAACCTACCATCAGAACCTCTTAACTTTAAAGGTTTGTTTTTAATCCATTTAGCTACAACACCTTTTTTAATGTTATTCTTTTTAAATCTAAACGGACTTCCTTTACCTCTTGCACGTCCACTACCTTTAAAACCTCCTGATCCCTTTACACCTTCATCAACAAATTGCCAATACTTTTTAGCTTTACCAAAAACAAACTCTAACTCAACCCCTGTTTTACTTTTATTAACATTATAGTTAAATCCTTTTTCTAATCCTGCACTTTTAGTCCTTTTCTTTTTTTTCTTTAGAATACGTTTTCCTTTACGTACTACGTCAAAACCCATGCTTTGCATTGCTTGTATTGTGTTAGTAAAGTCCATTAGCTATTTGGTGTTATTGGTGCTATACATAGATTGTTAGGGTTATTAACATCAACATTAATAGTTGCAGACCATCCTGTTAGTATGTTATCAAAACGTGCTGTAAACGGCTCTGCTGAAATAGGAAGCTCTAAAACAACTTCATCATCAACCCAAGATGTAGAATATAAAGCGTGTTTAAATTCATTGATTACATCATGCAGTATTTGTAGATTCTCAGAATAAGTATCAATACGCCCTAGTCTTTGCTTATTAGGTGCATCACCTACTTCATCATTAATCATGTCTAAGACATATACTGTAAAAGAATAAGTCATAACGCCTGAATCAATAGTTACATTTCCAGGTTCTGCATACAGTATAACATAATCAGTAGCACCAAGTTTATTAATGTCTACTTCATCAAGTTCACCACTGTGAAAGCTGTTTATCATTAGATGCTTGTCTGCAATGGTTTCTAAAAATCCGACTACGTTTCTAAAAGTTATCATAATTGTTACGTTGTTTATTGCTGTAATCCTGTTTAAAAGATAAAAATGTTAATACCTCCATTACAGGGAGTTCTGTTATTTTATTTATGTTAAGTATGTTGTCTCCACATAAAACATATAGAGTATTATACCAACCCCACTTACTGTTCATTGTTACGCTTTTTGTGGTTTCTTTTCCTGTGCTTTCAAATAGCTGTGCGAACTGTGTGCTAATTGTTCGCCTAAAGTCAAAAAAAAACCTAAGCAACATAACGCTATATCCATTGGACAACCCTTAAATAAATCTTCTTTAAATTCATCAGGATCATAATTTTCAATAGCATATTTATTACCACTCTTAAACGTTATTTTTCTATATAGTATTGACATAATAATATGCAAGTTCTTTATTGGTTCTTTACAGTATTCTTCTAAGTCTATATATTCTCCTGTTGTAAGTTTACTTAAATTAGGAATAAACCCATACTGTTCGCCGTTAAACTCAAACCTTTTTCTAAACTTAGTCTTATCAGGTTCAGCATCAATCATCTTTTTTATTACGCCAATAATATCAATCATATCTTTATATTCCATCTGCTTCACTATATTAGGTTTTACTTCACATAACAAAGACAGTATTTTAATTGCTTTGTTTTTATCACTCCCTTTTGCTTCTTGTATCTCAACGTATCTCTGATATTTTTGTATTGTTATATCACACCATTCTGAAGGAATACTAAGCTTAATCTCTTTCATTACATATAAATATAAAAGTTTATAATTCGTTTTTTATTCTTTGTTCTGCTATTTCACAATACTCTTTACTAATCTCACTACCTATAAAATTTCTATTGTTTTTTAAACACATTTTAGCGGTTGTACCACTTCCCATAAAGCAATCATAAACTAAATCTCTTTCATTCGTCCAACTAACGATATGATCATTTACTAATTGTTCTGGAAAAATTGCGGGGTGTCCTTTTATTTTGTCAAATCCAACCTTATATGTCCATATGTTATTTCGTGGGCTGTATTTTGGGGTTATTTTATTTTTATTTTCTTGTTGTATTTTTTCACCTTCTTTATTGTAGTAACTGTATTTTCCATACCTAGATAGTTCTCCTGCGGTTTTATTCTTTTTGTCACAAATTAAGTTTGCTGTTTTAATTTTGTCTTTACAAAAAACAAACATATATTCAAAAATTTGTGTATATCTGTTTCCATTTCTTCTAGCAGGGAATGATGAAGTATGCTTTTGATATATTATTGTGTCGTGCAATTTAAATCCGCACTCTTTAAAATATAGTGCTTGTTTAAAACTTGTTCCTGTTTCACTACCTTTAATTGTAGCATCACCAACAACCCATACAACAACACCACCCTGTTTTGTTACCCTATATAATTCTTTTGCTATATTTTCAAATTCAAAACTATAACCCTTGTATGTTCTTAAATTGTCATAAGGGGGTGAGGTTACAGTTAAGTCTATAAAATTATCTTGCATTTTTGACATTGTGTCTAAGCAATTTTCGTTGTGTATTTTATTTATCATAATATATAGTATTTGCCACTGTGATTTATTGATAGTTTATTTAAACATAGATACCGCGTTGCGTCAATTAGATGGTCATTAACTTTAACAGGAGTATTTAAAACATCACCATTCTTGTCTGTTGCCCATTTATAACCTCTAAATTCTTTTATTGCATTTAAGCTATCTTTTGTTATATGCAGTTTATATCTACGCATTATATCAATACCTAGATGTATTCCTGCACCTTTCTTAGCAGGTTTTATATTGAACCCCTGCCTGTATACTTCTTCTATTGATTTAGGTTCTGCAGAATCAGCGACAATTTCTGATTGTCTATCTATCCTAAACTCTTTTAGTTTATTTGCCAAATCTCTATTAGTTAATCTCTTTTCATATAGCATCTCTTTAATGTATAAGTTATCATCAGATTGATATACAGCAACTAAAGCAGAAGGTGAATTAGTAAATCCAAAGTCTAAGCCATAACCTATTAACCTACCTTGAACATCATCTACTAATTCAAACTTTCTAAATATCATTGTTTGAACAGAACCAATTTCTCCAAGTCCATACACCTGCCAATAATCAGGATCAAGTTCTCTTAGTCTTTCAATCTCTGCAATAGTATCTTTATCCAAAAAAGGGTTTGCTTTATATGTTGATTTAATAAAAGTACAATCATCTCTAACTACTACTTTATCATATATCCAGGAATAAGGATCAGAAGGATTATAGTCTAAATAGATTTTGTCTGTAGTTCTAAGTATAAGCTGTTGCCAATCTTCATAAGTAAACTCATTAGCTTCATTAAGCCATAAATAATCACGTTTACGCCCTCTAATCTTTTGTGGTTGATCAACACTTATAAACTCTATTAGGTTGCCATTTAAGGCATAAGACAGTTCTGATTTATTATGATTTTCTTCTTTATATAATTCTAGTTCTTTGAGTATATTAAGGACATCACGATATGCTGTTCCTTTAAGTGCAGGGAGTGTTTTTCTGCATATAGTAAATACTTTGCCTGTTTCTTCTAAGCATTTAACAATAAACAACTGACA